CCAAACACCAAACGTAGGGACAGCTGTCTCACCATAAGTGGGGTCATCAGAAGACTTATTATGCATCTTTAAAATATCCTGGATAGACGGAAACTTCAGGAAATTTTCTGGTAACAAACACAACTTTCTACAAAAATTAGTAACAGAATGTCCTTGCACTTTAACACTCATAGAAATGTAAGCAACATAGGCAGCTTCCCAATTTTCGTCCTGTTTCTTCATCTGCCTCTCAGCACAAGTGAACAAAAATCTAGCGAAATCAAAAAGATCATAATTAACACCAGAACTCTCGTAAGCAAAAGCAACAGAAGAACATAACAAATCATACATACATCGTGACTGCAAAGGACCATAAACCATCTTAAAACGAGCATTATGGGACTCACGAAAATGGATAATATTAGGAACACCTAAATCTAAAACAGAAACATCAATAAACAAGCGTTTAAGGAAAACCACCTGCTTATCATAGGCAATTCCTGACTCAAAATCAACCCTAGATAAAAAAGTGCGACTAACTTCAACATCACGAAACTCAAAACCTAAAAAGTCAATCATAAAATCAACCCACAATTTATGACTAACAATATGTTTCCATTTAATAAGGTAACCTATAACATGGTCATCACCTGTAATACAAAGGGGGTAATCACCATTCTCAACTGCCAATCGTATATCATCACCTAAAACATGAGTGGCGATAACACGTGAAATAAACAAACACCATCCTAATAAAACCATCCATGAATCACCATGAGACGTAATAAAACTACCAGATGGCATAACACCAACAACAGCACGCCAAACATCACCAAAGTAAGAACAAATCTTACACGCAAGATTAATACCACAATACTTCAGTAAATAACACAAAAACAAATAAGACTGATCTGGAGACTGACCAATATCTACATACCTATGAATCTCAGTTACCATAAGGCCAAGGAAAAAAGCTTTAATGGTCGTATCCAAACCCCTAAAATCAGCATGACCCCACTCATGATCGGGGCTATCATACTTCATAGAAATAGCAAGACGGTGTGCACCCCCACCCCACATGGAACGACCTATATAAATAGCTGAAGGTTTGTTTTTAGTCCCTCTCTCAATTTTCTGCCTCATTTCACCAACTAAACGATGAGTAACATGTCCAAGAGAATTATCTACCCACAACAAACGAATCTTCTTATGAAATTTTAACAAATCTTCATAATTAGAACCTGCCTCATTATAACACTCTTGCTTAAGTGCAACACGAGTGTAATAATTAGGCAAAGGATTATCATTCATAGGCAACTCATCATAAGCATTTTGAATCTGAGCAATTATACGATCCAACTGCGGGCCTTTAGTACCACTAGAA